TATTAATCCCGATTTAGTTAATTTATACTCATTATTAATGTCTGTAAATGATTTAATGTATTGGGTAATGCCTGATATGGATATGAGGATGGCTGCTGGTGACGGTGAAGATTTAGGTGCTGGGAGAGAAGAATTAGATTTAGAAACAGACCCACCAACAATAAAGGCAGAAGGAGCTTTATTCCCTATACTGGTACATGAAATATTTAAAGGTGTTATGGAGTATGTTTCTGCCCACGGATTACCATCAGACCCAGAATTTGCTGAAGATGTTATAGGTATGGAGGACACCTTACCAGCTGAAATTTGGGATTTAAGATTAGGCCCAGTAATATGGGAAAAGTTTATGGAAGCTTACCCACAAGAATTAATTACAAATGATGATAGTAGGAGAATACAAAATTATCTTTATTTTAGAATTATTAGTTTAGAAGCTGAACAATTTTTAGATTTAGCAAAGAAAATGTTATCAGGTAGTGATGAAGGTAAGATGTTAGTTAAAAGATTAGTAGACGAAATTGTACAACAACTAAAAGAAGAAGATTATGAGGAGGCTGTTGGAATTGATACAAATGATGACGATTCTTCTACTATGTTGGCAGCTGAACCTACGATGGACATACCAGGATTTGAAGGTACTATGGACGCGTTAGATAATTTAACCATACGTTCTAATGAACCAGAAGATTTTGATGTGGATACTATTTTAGACAAAATTTCACGTTCTGGTATGGACTCTTTATCTGACGAAGAAAAAAGTTTTTTACAAAGTTTAGGTAATTAACACAACCACTCTTTTATTTTACACATTATTTTACGATATTTATTAGTATGACTAAAGAAGAACTAATATCGGAGTACGCAAAATGTTATAAAGATAGTTCTTACGCTATAAGAACATACTTAGAAACCTACGACAACACCCAAAGTTCATACGTACCATTTAAACTTTTCCCTGAACAGGAAATGATGTTAAATAACTTTGAGAAATATAACGAAAACATAACCAAAAAATACAGACAAGCTGGTGTGTCAACAGCTACAGCAGCTTGGATTTCAAAAGTAATACAATTTGCTTCAAAAACTAAACCAGAAAAAATACTAATATTAGCTAATAAATTAGATACAGCTCAGGAGTTAGCTAATAAAATCAGAGCTTTTCTAAATCAATGGCCTGACTGGATTAATGTGGGGTTTTCAAAAGAGAAAGATTCCCAAAGACATTTTAAATTAAATAATGGGTGTGAAGTTAAATGTGTAGCAACTTCAGTGGATGCTTTGAGGGGTTACACACCTACCATACTCATATTTGATGAGGCCGCATATATTGAAACTGGGGATGATTTATGGGCAGCGTGTATGGCGTCCTTATCTACCGGTGGTCAGGTTATCATGGTTTCCACACCAAATGGGTATGATAAAATTTATTATGAAATTTACGACCAATCAATTCAAGGTTTGAATGATTTTAAAATATCTGAATTACATTGGGAGAATGACCCTAGATTTACAAAAGATTTAGTTTGGGTTAAAACTAAAGATATTATTCATTATATGTTAAACAGGGAGGATTATGATGATAGTCTTAATATTACAGAAGAAGACCAAAATAATTTTAATGAGTTAACAAGAAAGGGATATAAACCATATTCTTCGTGGTTTGAATCTATGTGTAAAAAATTAAAATTTGATAGAAGAAAAATATCACAGGAATTAGAAAGTGCGTTTTTAGGTTCTGGGGATAATGTTATTCCTATTGACACTATTGAACGAATAAAAGAAACTATGGTTGAAGAACCTAAAGAAAAGTATGCTAGTGGACAACTTTGGGTTTGGGAAGAGGCTAAATTAGACCATAAGTATATTATGGGTGTTGACGTGTCAAGGGGTGATTCAGAAGATTATACAACTATATGTGTTATTGATTTTGACGAAAGAACACAAGTTATGGAGTATATGGGTAAAATACCACCAGATTTAGCCGCAGATTTAGCTTTTAAATGGGGTAATTTATATAAAGCATATATAGTAATTGATATAACGGGTGGGATGGGTGTAGCGACAGCTAGAAAATTACAAGAATTAGGTTATAGAGATTTATATGTGGAAGGAGCTAATACAGCTGATAAATGGAAATACAACCCTAAATTATTAGAAAAAATACCAGGACTAACTTTTAACAATAAAAGGTCACAAATTGTTTCTGCTTTTGAAGAAGCTTTAAGACATGGGTTTGTAATAAAATCTCATAGACTATTAAATGAACTTTATACTTTTGTTTTTGTAAATGGGAAACCCAACCACATGAAAGGAAAACACGACGATTTAATAATGGCACTGGCTATGGCACTTTATGTTGGGGAAAGTTCGTTCACCCAGTTGCAAAAATCAGATAACATGACAAAAGCAATGTTGGATAGTTGGGTGGATGTTACGGACGATAGAAAAGAAACCCTTGTAGATTTAAGACCTATACGAGATTCACAAACACTAACCCCAAACATAAGACCTCATGTAGGTAGTGAACAATTATATAGAGAGTATAGTTGGTTATTTGGCGGTCCTAATAAAAGGTAGGGGGCTATGGACTATTTATTATAAAATTATTACTATTAAGATATGGCAGAAAATAAAGAGAATTTAACAATATTTCAGAAATTAGGTAAAGTGTTTGGTCCAGATGGGCCTAGGCAAGAACAACCGACTTATACACAGTATAAATTTAATAAACAAGATTTATTAAAAACAACGTCTAAAGCTCAATACGAAAAAGAAAAATTAACAGCACAACAAACGGTCTATCTTGCAAATCAATGGCAAAAGATAGACAATGAGATTTATACTCAGTCAGTATATTATGAACCAACCAGATTGGCATCTTATTATGATTATGAGTCTATGGAGTTTACTCCTGAAATTTCTGCAGCGTTAGACATTTATGGTGAAGAATCTACAACACCATCTGAAGATGGGCATATGTTAACAATATATTCCGAATCCTCAAGAATAAAATCAATACTAGCTGATTTATTTAACAATATATTAGACATAAATACAAATTTACCTATGTGGATTAGAAATACCACAAAATACGGTGATAATTTTGTTTACTTAAAAATCGACCCAGAAAGAGGGATTATAGGTTGTAGACAATTACCAAATGTTGAAATAGAAAGAGTTGAGTCAGGGTCCTTCCCAGCAAAAATAGAAGGAAATGAAAACGATAAAGAAAGAAAGATAAAATTTGTTTGGAAAGAGAAATCTATAGAATTTAATTCTTGGGAAGTTGCACATTTTAGATTATTAGGTGATGATAGAAGACTACCATATGGTACTTCTATGTTAGAAAAGGCAAGGAGAGTTTGGAAACAATTATTACTAGCGGAGGACGCAATGTTAGTTTATAGGACAGCAAGAGCACCGGAAAGAAGAATATTTAAAATATTTGTTGGTAATATGGATGATAAAGATGTTGAAGCTTACGTACAAAGAGTCGCTAATAAGTTCAAGAGAGACCCCATAGTAGACCCAAGTAATGGACAAGTAGATTTAAGATATAATCAAATGGCTGTAGACCAAGACTTCTTTATACCTGTAAGAGACCATGGAGCTCCTAGTCCTATAGAGACATTACCTGGGGCAACCAACCTAAGTGAGATTGCGGATATAGAATATATACAAAAGAAATTACTAGCCTCACTTAGAATACCAAAAGCATTTTTAGGATTTGAGGAGGTTGTCGGTGAAGGTAAAAATCTAGCTTTATTAGATATTAGATTTGCAAGAACAATTAATAGAATCCAGAAATCTATTGTGGCGGAGTTGAATAAGGTAGCTATCATACATTTATACGTTTTAGGGTTTGACGAAGAGTTAGATAATTTCGCTCTAGGGTTAACCAACCCATCTACACAATCTGAATTACTTAAACTAGAAGCTTGGCAGAATAAGATAACACTATATAAAGATGCTGTCAGTGACCCTGGTAGTGGTATTTCTCCAGTATCAGCAACTTGGGCTAAGAAACACGTATTGGGGATGAGTGATGAGGAAATTAAATTAGATTTACAACAACAAAGATTTGAGAAAGCAATATCTAAAGAATTAGAAGATACAGCAACTATCATTAAGAAAACTGGTGTGTTTAATCAAATAGACAAATTATATGGTGATATAGAAGGTACTGAAGAGGAAGCTGGAGACGAAGGTGGACTACCTGGTGGTGAAGAAAGTTCTCCACCACCACCAATGGGTGGAATGGGAGCACCACCACCTCCAATGGAAGGTGGAGGAGACCCAGGGGGTGAACCAGCCGCTGAAGGGTTTAAAAGGGAGAAAGACTTACCATTAATATTAGAAAATAAAGGAATTAGTTTACCAGACATAGAACGGATGACTAAAAGAACTAATGATGATATAGATGAGATTAACAAGGAGATAGATAATTTAGTTAAAGAGTAGATATTTATTTAAAAAGTATTTATGAAACCATTTAGCTATTATAAGAAAAATATAGATTCGATATTAGAGAATTCCTACTCAAATAAAAAACTATTCAAAGAAAACTTCCACGTTATAATGGGAGCGTTAAAAATGTCAAAACCTTTTAGAGAGTTTTTTACACTGTATAATGAAATAGAACAAAAAAAGTTTAAAAGTAAAGATGAATTAACTGAGTATATAAATGAGTCTATTTTATATTTAAGACCTAAAATTAAATCTATTGGTCTGGTTTGTAACGTACTAGAAAGAGTCTTTAACAAAAGAACTAATTTAATTAAAGAATCAGAAAACAAAACATATAAAAGTCTAGATTACCTAATTTACAAAAAAGGAGTTAAAAACATATCTAATAGACTAGAAGTAAAAAATAAATTAATAGAAAATATATTAGACAGAAAACCAATTACGGGGTTAAATAACAGCTTAACACCTAGAACATTAGCATATACATTATCGGAAAACTATAATAAAGAATTCTCTAAATTATCAAAAGAAGATAAAGGGTTATTGAGTGAAATATTATCTATAAAAAAACAAAATTTAGGAACCAAGATTAATACAATTAAAGAAACGCTTTTAAAGAGAATTAATTCCTTAGTTAAAGAGAGTACAGAGGAAACACTTAAAGCAAAACTCACCCAAACCAAAAACACTATTTTAGAAATGAAAAAAGATAAGTTATCCTTACTAAGGTTAAAACAACTTCATTCAGATTTGAACTAACAACCTTAAAGACCTATACTTCTATTAAAGAAATTAGGTATGAAAACAGGAAAAACAATTCCAATCAGGGTCCACCCAAAATTTAAAGCACATATAGGTACTGTGGATTCTAGAAATTTAAAATCAGTATATGTACAATTTTCCAGTTGGGTAAAACCAATTAAAGAATATAATTGTTGGCAATGTGTTGTTAAAAATTTTAGAAAGTTACTAAAAACTAGAATGACAGGGCTAATAGACGAGAATAATTTCAAAACGAATATGATAGTAGATTTAGATTTAAGAAGTAGTGGGATAACATTAGGTAAAAAATCATTTATGAAGTGTGAAATGACATTCTTCACTAGACATAAATTAAGTTTAAAGAATAAAGAAACTATATCATCCCTAGAAGAAAAAACCAAAAAATTAATAACAGAAGAACTAAAAGACAATGAATTTTTCTCATTTTCCTCAACAAAAAAAGAAAACTACTAATAACAGTAGTTTTTTTGTTTGTATTAATATATTTATCTATAGAATAAAATTATAAAAAACAAATAATCAATATGGGATTTCAAGAAGATAAACACTCAGGAGTTGGAAATACATCAAAACCAAATGTACTTTCTCTTTCTGCTGTTTCAGCAGATATGGTAAATATCTACAATTACAATAAGATAACCTTACATATGAACCCTAATGGTGGTAAACCAGCACCGGAACAACTATTAGTCTTAGAGAATAAAGGTTGTTACCATAATGGAACACCAGTATGGAGTTATGAAGATGGTATTTATGATGGTGATTACGATGTTAATCTGGAGGGATATAAACTCCATCACAGTGATAGATTCGGTAGTGCTCTTTGTCAAGGACAATCACATCAGTTAAGATGGGGTGGGTATGGTTCTAGTGGAAGTTGGGAGATACTTACTCATGGTAGAATTTCTGCTTGGACTTCAGCAACAACTAAAAATTTCTTTGGAATCCAAGGAACTGGTAATACTGAAACTGGGGTGTTAAATACAACAGCTGTAGGTTCTTTAGGTACTTGGTCAATTGTGTCAGCTGACACAACCATAAATGGTGTTGCATATGGAATCTGGTTTAATCATTCAGGTGGTACAACCGATGACGATGTAAGAGCTGCACACAATGTTGCAAACATGAACACTATTTCAGCTACTACAGCATTTGGAGTTATACTTTAAATTGACCCATAATATAATATAAAAAATGAAACCTCACCTAGTGGGGTTTTTTTTATTTATTATAATCTATTTATATATAAACTAATTTATATGAAGATTTTAGGACCGAAAGAAATAGGACACGGAATATTAATAGAATATGACGCTGGAAGTATTTCACCAAAACACAACTCAAAAATTCTAAGAGAAATAGCAGACCCAAATTTTGACGGAGAAGTGGAGATGTATTGCATACTACAAAAGTATGACGTACCAAATAGAAATGGTAGGATATATCCAGAAAGTATATTAAAAAGAGAGAATGAAAGATATCAGGAGGTTATTAGAAGAGGAGGTTCAATATCAGAATTAAATCATCCAGAATCTTCTTTAATAGATTTGGAAAGAACATCACATATTATTACTGAAACTTTTTGGGACGGAAACAGGTTAATGGGTAAGTTAAAGATGTTAACAAGTCCAGGGTATCATAAAGATGGTGTTGTCTCTACTATGGGAGATATCGCCGCAAATCTTTTACGTCAAGGTGTTACATTAGGGATATCGTCTAGGGGTGTTGGTTCACTTAAGGAAAGTGGAGGACATAATGAAGTACAAGACGATTTTGAATTAATATGTTTTGACCTAGTATCTTCACCATCAACACCAGGGTCATACCTATTTAAAAACGCGGGGGATGCTGACAAATATGATGAAGTTTTAGAGAGTAAACAAGAACCTAACACATTAGATAATAAAGCTGATAAAGCTTTAAAATTAATGTCTAAATTAAATAATTTTTTAGACAGATAAAAAAAACCTGAATATCACACTAACTAAAAGTATTTTTTTGGATAGTAGTGTATATTTATTATCAAACAAACTTATGAGTGAGTCTATAATAGAAAAAGCGTTGCTCGAGGCGGAACAGTTGGAAGAAACTATGAAGTCTAATGCAAAAGAAATACTTTCTTCGACTATGAAGGAAGAAATTAATGAACTAGTAAAAGAATCGTTGTCTGAGGGAGACGATTACCTTAAGGAGCAGGAGGACACAGAACAAGAAGTAGATATGGACATAGAAAGCCCAATGGGTGACTATGACATGGAACTTGATATTGAGGACGAGACTGATGATATGTTATCTTCAGAATTGCCGCCTCTAGACCTAACTTCAGCATCTGACGAAGAAGTCTTAAAGGTATTCAAAGCTATGGGAAGTGAGGATGGTATTATTGTCCATCAGGACGGTGATGAAATCTCTCTCGCTGATGGTGATGATGAATACTTAATAAAATTGGAAGAAAACAAAAACAACATGAAAAACGAACCAATGTACGAAATCGAAATGGACGCAGAGGATGAACCGATGTATGAAATTGAATTAGAAGAAGGTGGTGAACACACACATGACGGTGCTGGAAATGTTATGGGCGTAGACGCTCCTGAATCTGAAGAAGCTTTAGATGATTATGATGATGATATGGGTGAAGAACCTATGTATGAAATCGAATTAGATGAAGATGAAGGCATGCCAGGACATCACACACATGACGAGTACCAACTGAAACAAGGCTATAACGATAGACTTGATGATACGTTAGGTGCTAAAAATGGTGCTGAAAATAGTATGAAGCAATCATTCGCTTCTAGAAGAAAAGAAAGTGAAGGAATGTCAAAAGCTATGGGGAAACCATCATTTGCGAGTAATCAACAAAGTGCTCAAGGAGAAATGGGAGAAGCGTCTAGAACTTATGGTTTTGGTTCTAAATCTGGTAGAGGCCTTAGAAAGGGTGTCACCAATAATAGAAACCTAGACCTTAAAGAATCGGCAAGAACTAAAGGCAATCAGTTAAATCAAAATTATCACCGTCTACTAAATGAGGTGAGTAATCTAAAAGGTAAGAATGGTGAATATAGAAAAGCACTTCTTTCATTTAAACAAAAATTAAATGAAGTTGGTGTGTTTAATTCTAATTTAGCCTACGGTACGAGATTATTTACAGAACATTCTACTACAAAACAAGAAAAGATTAATATCCTTCGAAGATTTGATAATGTTAAATCGTTAAAACAATCTAAAGATTTGTATAGAGTGATAAGGGAAGAACTTTCTCAGAACACAACTTCTACTACTAATAAGACTAAGAAAAGTATTTCAGAGTCAGTAAATAGAAGAATTAATTCTACAATAAAAAGTGGTTCACATACAAAACTTATGGAAACAAAAGCATATGAGAATCCACAATTTAGTAGAATTAAGGACTTAATGTCCAAACTATAATAAAATAAACGCTTAATAAAAAATAAATTAAAAACATGGGAGCATTATTAGAATCAGGTATGGTCGGTAACATAGGGTTAAAACACCTTAAAGTTATCAAAGAAGATACCTTAAACAAATGGCAAAAGCTTGGATTCTTAGACGGTCTTAAAGGACACGCGAAAGAAAACATTGCCCAACTTTACGAAAACCAAGCAACAAATTTAATTAACGAAGCGACATCATCTGACTCATCAGGGTCATTTGAGACTGTTGTTTTTCCAATTATTAGAAGAGTATTCTCTAAATTATTGGCAAATGACATCGTTTCTGTACAAGCTATGAACTTACCAATTGGTAAATTGTTCTACTTTGTACCTAAAGTTTCACATCAAGGACCAGGTGCTGGTCAGTTACACGGAGTATCACCACACCACACTAAACCATTAGGAGCTCCAGGAACAGTAGCTGCCCCTAACGCTTTTAGTTCATCTACAATTAACTTGTATGACAACTTCTATGTGTCTAACGACCCATTAACGCCAGAAGACGGTTTATATGATGCTTCTAAAGGGAAGTTTTCATCATACACTGCTACTAACCTACAAGTTCAAAAATGGGTTCCTTCAGCTAGAACATTAACTGCTGCGGTACAAGGAAACAATGAGGTTAATAGTTTAACATCATCTACATCATGTGTTAAAACTACTATTCTTGTAGTAGACGGATTCCAAAGTGCTGGTAACGGTAAATTAATTGGACCAAGTGGTAATGAACAAGATACTGAAGAGTTCTTATCTTCATTCACATTATGGACTACAGCGAATACAACTTGTAAATCAGGTTCTACTTACTATGATACAAGTAACGCAGCTGTAAGAACAGTAGCAACAGCTACCAACTTACAACCAGTTCCAGTATTATTTAGAGTTGTAACTCAAAAATACGGACAAGGACTTATACAAGATTTAAGTACTCAAACTACAGCAAATCCTCCAGGTGGTAAATATGATAACTTATGTGACGCGAACGGAAAGATGTATATTGAGGCTGACCTTTCATGTCCAGCATGTATCAAGTGTGATAGTGTTGACGGATATGTTTGTTCATATTTCCCAGCAGCATCAATTGGTTTAAATAGCGCAGGTGGTACTGTAGCTGGTGTAGCACCAGCATTGACACCATTTATGGCGTCTTGGAGAGTTTACTATGATTTAGAATTTGAATCAGCAATGGGTGAAGTTTCTTTCGACTTAGAATCTGTAACAGTTTCTGTAACTGAAAGAAAATTAAGAGCTCAATGGTCTCCGGAACTTGCACAAGATGTGTCTGCATTCCATAACATCGATGCTGAAGCTGAATTAACAGCTTTATTATCTGAAGAAGTTGCAGCTGAAATTGATAGAGAAATCTTGAGAGACCTTAGAAAAGGTGCAGCATGGGACTTAAGATGGGATTACAATGGTTGGAAACGTTTCCAATCAGGTCAAGCACCTTATACTC